AGTCTAACGCAGTCCCGAAGATTTCCTTGCGTTCGCCAGTTAGGAGTTCCGCAGCCTTCTCGTAGATGTAACTGATAGCAGTCTGTCCAAGCACTTCGTCTTTCTTCCTGCTGTTGGTCATCAGGTCGCCAAAGCGGGAAGCTGTGAACTTCCCTAATCTTTGTGCGTACCATTCCTCTGAGCGTTGTTCAGAGCTGCTTATTGCTTCGTATATTCCTTGCTCTTCCATCTTATGCTCGTTTAAAGTCATCAGATTCATCCTCTCCGAACACTCCCACCTCGTAAAGCCCTGACAGTTTCAACACTACTCTTGATAGTGCGCGTTTCTCCGCCATCGCGACCGGGTACTTTTGCCGCGTATTGTCAGGTGCTGACTCTCCGAATGTCTCCATTGTAACGGGTAAGCCGTCAGGTCTTGCCATTTCGCCAGTAGCTTTGATAACTACGTGCTTGAGGTCATCAGATAAGCTGACAACTTCGTATTTAACTCGGATACCTCTCTGCGCTTGTATGCGCTCAATGCCTTGTCGGGTTATGATCACGAACCCTTGAGGTGATTTGAAGAAGTGGTCTTTGTTCAGACCATTCTCTTTTGCGAGGGTTTGAAGCCTCTCTTTCTGCGTTTCGTTCATCGTTCTGTTTTTGATGATTATTAAAAATTGAATTTACGAATTTAAGGTTTGAATATCAACCGAATTATGCTCTTCGTCATAGATTCGGATAAAGGTGTATTTGCCCGATTTGATTGGTTCAGCTTGGGCAAACTTGACCAGCTTCCAAAATATCCACGGTTCAACGTGCGTAGTGCCAGCATCAACTGGAGCAGTTCGCAAATCGGTTAGTGCTTTACTTGCTACCAATCGAACAAACGCTGGTATTGTCTTGTCGAGTAATACTCTGTTTTGAAATTCTAAATGGTTCATTGTTTCTCTGCTTTATCGATTGCTGATTCTATTAATTCAATAGCCTCTGGAGTCATCTTCTTCTTGTTGCAATTGGCGTAGGCGCAATTGAGAGCTTTAAGAAGGTGTTTGTCTCTTTCCTTGAGCGCAAGGTCGATAACATCACTAATAAAACCACCGTAGCTTTTCAGCACTTGAGAGTACTCGAAAAACAACTCATTGTAACCTCTATTAAGGTAGACTTGCTTAATAATTTCTTTCTTAGTCATAATTCTGTTCCTTTAAATGAATACACGAATATACATCTATTTTGAATAATCACAACACTTGGGTAAAAAAAAGTGAAATATTTTTAATTCTGTCGAGAGTAAGCGTTCATAATAGCCTCTTGGTTGGTCTCAATATCCTTATACATTTCTTCAGCGTTGACTGCGGCATCGAAGATTACTTCTTGCGTGTCCTCAAACTGGCGCACCTTGTAACCAATGTAAAGAAGTAGACCAATGACCACCATCAGAAGAGAAATAGAAACGGTTAAAAGAAAGATAATCATCTGATTTTGCCGTTTATGATGCGGAGGTTGTCAACTTCAAAGTCTCCACCTTCTGAAATCTGAACGAACGCGAAGCCGTGATTCCATTTATTGATAGGCATATACATAGGACTCATCTCGCAAAGACATCCAGTAGACCACGTGGTTACTATCTTGCCTTCTAAGTTGTTCTCTGTGTGTTCACTTGTTTGGTGGTTGTGTCCGCAGATAACACTTGCTTTGGCTCTCATGTAGTAACCTCGTGCTGGGTTGACCGGGCTAAAGACCGACCGCCCAAACTCGTGCCCGTGAAGGATGTTCAGCTTGCCAGCTTTGATGATTCGCTTGTCTTGGATGAGTGTAACCCCGTATTCCCCGAACTTCAGCAAAGTGTCTAAGGTGAACTCCGAAGTGCCAAGTAGTTCAGGTGCTTTGGTTCTAAGGTAAGCCTCGTAACGCTCTTCATGGTTTCCGAGTTTAAAGTAGATAGGGCATTGCAATTCCTTTTGAAGTATTCCCAACAGTTGCCGACAAGCCTCCAACTCAGCCGCGAATCCCCGTTTTCGTGGGTCTTTCTCGTATCTGCTCAGAGCGTAGCAGTCCAACGTGTCGCCATTCAACACTACCGCGTTCACCTTCTTCTCTTTGCCGTATTCAATAGCTTTTGTGAGTGCTGCAATGTTATGGTAAGGCACGTGAATGTCCGACAAAAGAAGGATGCGATTGTTTCCTTCAGGTAACACGAACGGCTCCCACTCTTCTTCGTCTGATTCAGGTAATCCAAAAGGGTTGGAAACGCCTAACGCTTTGGCGTGTTGCGCTTGCTCTGTTTTGAACTGTTGCGCTCCCGGTCTCTTTCTGTTCACATCACCAAGCTGTCCTCGATAATAACGAACCTTCGACCTTACATCTTCAACATCCTTAAACACTTCCACGTTGTCCTTGTATATCAAGCGTGCAAGTGTTAAACTTGGAAGCTGTCCCCATTCGGGATGCTCTAAATATTCTTTTACGATTTCTCCTTTCATCGGTGTTGCGCCATTATTCGTTCGCGGTAAAACTTCGGGTCGATTTCCCGAATCTGTTTCGCCAGTTCCATCCATTTGCGTTTAGCTTCTTCGCGCTCTTCAGCTGTGGAGTCTGTGCCTAAGTTGGATTGTATTGTTGCGTTCTGCTGGAGTAGTTCGTCTATCTCTGCGCGAACTTCAGCATCTTGGTAATAGTAGTAATTCATCTACTTATGATTGTCCGACCAACGCCAACCCCGATAAAGTGCTGACCATTGTATCCGTAGTTTGCGCTAATGTACGTCTTTTTAATTGTACCATGCAAACCAACCCCGAACATCGGCTTGGTGTTTTGGATGAAATCGGTCTGAACTCCGACCAACCCATGAACTCCAACGCTGAACCTCTGCTCTTTCCTTTTGTATTGGATGCTCAGGTTTTCAGTTCTGTTCTGATAGTTTGACCAAGTTAGGCGGACATCGCTCACGGTGGTGTCGTAATTGGCTACTTCACTCAACCACGTTTCAACTATCTTCAACGTGTCTATTAATAACAATGTATCTAAACGAGTAACTATCTTTTCCGAGTAGATTGTATCGGTACGGGTAACGAGTTGCTTAGATACGAATCTAACGGTGTCGGTACGCCAACGGTCAACGTATTTAATAGTAGGAACTGGTCGCTCAACAACCTTTGTGATAGTCTTGGCTTCTGAGTTGCAACCTTGCCAAGCCACAAGAACTCCCAGCAAGAAAGCTAAAAGGTAAGGCGTGTAAACCTTTGCTAAATGTATTGCGATGTCCCTTCCCAAAGTTCGATTTCTGCTTCTCGCCTTCTGATTAAACCGTTCAGCACCTTGCCGCCTCCTTTATTCCATCTCCTGAACTGCTCAGGTATTCTCGGAAAGTCAGGGTTTGAATTTAACCAAGCCAATAAAGTTGAGTTTGAAAGGTTGCCAATGCCTACGTTGTAAGTAAATGAAATTAACGCAGCAAGTTGATGCGCTTTCAGTTTGACTTCAAGAACGCTTTTGACTTGCTTCTCTACGGTTTTAATGGTGTCCATCAGCATCTTCTCCGCTTCTTTCTCGTCAATCTCAGGGTCATCCATTGTAACCCGTTCGCCATTTGGGTAAATGGTGTTCCCGTAGCCGATGGTCGGAATGTTTGCCGGGCATAGATACGGTTTCGGCTCAAACCCTTCGAACTCCTTTATCACTTTTGCGGCTAACTTTGCCGCGCTTGGTCGTGTCTTTTTGGTCGCAGTTTCCATCTTTACAATCACATTCTCGCGGTGCTATTGCGCACCATTTTACATCTTGCAACGGTTCTCTTTTAACTCTCCTCGCATTTCAGTCAACGCCTTCGTGTTCTCCGCTATCACATCGCTGAATTTATCAACGTGAGAATTGTTAGCATCTTGCCATTCCTTACGCTCTTCTCGGTGAATATCGGTCAATTTGTTCAGATAGTAAACCAATACTGCTAAGAAGATTCCAGCTATTCCGTAACTCGCAAGTGCTTCTAAAATTGCATCCATCTTTTATACGTTGTGATCTAAGTTCATGGCGTTTCTTATGCATCAGGGTCAACCCCGAAGTCGTTTACTAATCTATTCTTCCAAATTGTTCGGTCGGTGTATGCCTCCAAATCCCACTTTGACGTTACAACAGAAGGGTCGGTGTCAAGATATCCGTAACCAGCACAAATCGTTTCTTCTTTGACCGCTATCCAATAAATAACACTCCCTTCGTATACTATTGTGTTCATTGT